NCAGGCAATGACATTTTACAATCTCATATCAAAACAACCACTCCCTGTTATTTTACAACTTATGCGAGTAAATTTAGCAGGTGTCGGAGAACAAATAGCAGAAAGGTTGGGAATGGAAAAGGATAGAACTTTCTATGAAGACCCAACTCCAGAAATGATTTCACCTGAAGATGAGAATGAGTTGTTAAAAGATGGACACAAAAGGTCTCCCCAGATAGGCGATAACCATCTAAGACATATGATAGTTCACGCAAGAGTAAAAGAAGCAAGGGAGCATCTCAAGGAACATCAGCAGATGATGATGTATATAGAACAAATGGCGCAAAAGGCATCAGCAGGAATACCGAGCCAGGAAATGCCTAAAGGCACTTCAAGAGCAAATATAGGTCAAATGGAAGGAACGGCGGCAAGACCGACGGAACAATTCTAATGAAAAAACTTTTAAGAGCAATAGTGGGAATATTATTAATAGTAATATTTCTTTATATGGGATTTTTCCTTGACCAGGAATGTAAGCATAAATATCCAGATTATATACCATCATATATGTATGAGATTTACGATATGGTTTATAGCATTGATGTAAATTATGTGCGAGAAGTACGGGGATTTGATATATGGCAGTCGCCACAAGACACAGAAAAATATGGTGGAGATTGCGAAGATTGGGCAATCGTTATAGGAAGGTTGTGTAATAAACATTTGGGGAAATAGCACTGGACATATGTGGGTTAGGATACATATTAGGGTTGGTTGTTGCACATTTGATAGTTGGGATATAGATATGACAGTTGAGCCGAGAATATTTCCAGCAAGGTTACAATATGATTTAAGTAAAGAAGAAATAGATAAATTTTGGAACATAATACTAGAGGGGGAGAAATGAAACAGAAAAAAGTTAAAAAGGAATTAGTGCTAACAACCTACAAAGATTATGTTCGGCATTATGGTGTGAAATTGGGGGCAAAGAAATGGAAGGAACATAAAGAGAAAGAAAAGGCAAAAGTAACTACATTAACTCCCAAGATAATTAAAACAGTAGATAAACTTATGGCACAAAAAATCGAAGAAGTTAGAGTAGAAGAAATACCCATTGAAAAAGCAAAGGGGAATATAAGATACCGAGCCGATAAGGTTAAGGAAACCCTTTTAACTATAGGCTGGAAAGAATATATAAGACCGAGAATACAAGCGTGTATTGAACTTTATAAATCTATATATGATGATGTGCCATCATATGAGGAATTAAAAGTTAATCAGGCAGTAAGAAAAGAGTTAAAAGCAATTTTACAGGATATTGATGGATGGATTATTGCTGATATAGAGTTGAAGAAGGAGGAAGAAAAGGATGCCACTGACAACCGAGGGAAAAAAGGCGCTAAGAGCGATGATTCGCCAGTATGGCAAAGTGAAAGGTAGGCAAGTATTCTATGCTACTGCAAAGAAAAGAAATAAAACAAAGTGGTTTGGAAGCAAACACGCAAAAGAGAAACACGCATAAAAGGGGTGATATAAATGGAAGATAAAAAAGTTAGAGTATGTAAAAAGTGTGGAACAGAAGTAAGAACAATATCTGAACCTAAAGATACTGAAGATACGGGTTTGGCAAGTGGTAGCACCTGGGGATATGTAAAAGGAGAAGGTCCTGAAGTTGGTGCTATAGGAAAAGGTGTAGGAAAAAGCCACTGGTCTGGGCAGTATCATTGTCCTAAATGTGACCCAGGCGAACAAAATTTTGTTGATGAAACTCAAACCGAGTTTGCAAATATACAGGGTATGACAAGGGAACAGGAAATTGAATTAAGTAAGAAAGCGGTGGAAGAAGTAAAGAAGAATGAACCAACAGTTTGCTGGGATGATGGACCTATTCCAGGAAAAGGTTGGAATGATTAACAGGGGAGAAGGAGAGTGAGAAAGAAATGGTAGACAATCCAAAAGATAAGGACTCCAAAGTTGAGGGGAAGGACAATCCTGAGACTTGGACTCCGCCAGTAGGACAAGAGTGGCTCAATGAGAAATTCAGTAAGGCCGAAAAACCTGTTGAGGAACAGGCAAAGGCTTATGCTGAAGCTGAGAACCGACTGCGAAAAGTTGAAGCTGAGTTAAACACTATGAAGGAGGGTGGTGTCACCAACTTCAATGAGGCTATGTTGGCAGAGAAAGAGGATGAGTTAGCAAAACTAAAAAAGGAGAATGAGGCATTAAAGAAACCTCAATCTGACATCCCTGCTGATAAGGTAGCCTATATTAAAGAATGGCATAGTAGATTAGCAAGTGAAGACCCAGTTGTAGCCGCAAGAGCTTTTCAAGAGGGCATAGCTGGTGAAATATATCGCTATGACCAAAAGAAGAAAGCTGAAGAGCAAAGTCGCAATTTTCAGCATCAAATCGAAAGGGCTACGAGTATGCACTCTAAAGAAGAACTCGATACTCTTGCACCTTATGTTTATCAGATTAGGAAAGAACGACCTGAATTAGAGAGAAGTCCTCACGGAGTTGAGGATATTCTCGATAAAGCAAAGGTTCGTTTAGCTGAAGACAAAAAGGCGTTAGAGGTTGAGGACGCAGGTAAAACTGCAGAGAAAGAACAAATAGGTAGTATTAATCCCACGGACACAGAGCCGTTGACAAAAGAACTCAAATGGGAAGACATAGAAAATATGTCTATTCAGGAGAGGGAGCAATTACTTCGTGAACACGGGATTAAGTACGTATAAAGATATAGAATCAAACGCAATGACAATAGTCTGACGAGAGACTACTCAATAGCGTCATTACATATCGCCAAACTCAGGGGGACTGAGAGGTGAATTAAGTAATGAAGCTGTGGAGAAAAGTACTCGGATTTTTTGCGAGACACTTTACACCAGGTTTATACGTTCAGTATTCAAGTGGTTCTTTGTCATCGGCGGTTAAAATACATTACGATAAGAAGCTTATTGAGCATGCCGAGAGAGTAGTGGCATTTTATCAGGTTGCTGAAAAGAGACCTATACCGTTACATGGTGGGAAGACCATTGACTTCACTATAGTTAGACCGATTGCTTTAGGTGGAAAGATTACCGAAGGTACGTCGCCTACACAGAAAGCATTGTCTGCTGACAAGATTCAGCTGACTCTGCATCAGTTGGGTGATTATGTAAAGGTCAGTGATTATGTTGATGAGACATCAATTACTCCTTTAGTTGCTCAGGCAATCGTGAAGTTTAGAGAACAGTCGGCTGCTACTATTGATAAGTTCATTGGTCATAGCCTGTATAATTACAGGATGTGCGCAGGAGTAAAAAGGTCAAGTTTGGGTAGTATGCTATATAATACAGCGATTGAACCCCAAACTGGAACTGGAGACACTCACGTTCTTCAGTTTTCAACTGGACAGGCAAGCTATGATGGCTTCCCAATTCTTCACGATAAGACAAGAAGGAGTGGTTTAACGCTTGTTGCTGATACTACAGCAAGCACTGCTCTTTCAGTGAAGACCATTAGGGATGCTGTTGCTTTCCTAAGGACGAGGAATATTCAGCCTTTTGCTGATGGTATGTATGTTGGAATTACGCATCCAGAGGCAATCCAGAGATTAAGTGACGGCGCTGCGTGGAAGTCTTGGAATCAATACACTAACCCACAAGCCATGTATAATGGCGAAGTTGGAAAGATAGAGGGCGTAAGGTTTATTCAGTCAGCAAACTATAACAAGTGGACTTTGACTGGAGATACAATAACGTCGTCGGTTTCAAGTGCGTTATATGCAACTTTGATTGTTGGTAAAGGCGCTTATGGTGTGACTGAAATGGGTGGATTAAGACAGTATGTTACCAAGCCGAATAATTATGATTCCAGTAATCCAATAGGATTATGGAGCACAATTGGTTGGCAGGTAAAGATGGCTGCTTGTACACTCAATAAGTCAGCTGGTGTAATCGTTCTTTCAACAGAGAAATAGCAATATATATTTACTCTGGGGCTTGTTTTTCGGGGCTCGTTTCCCCCTGACGGGCCCCAGATAATAAATAGAATGGGGGAGGGAAAAGAATTATGAAGAAATTCTCATTTGTCATTCCAGTATTTCGAACAGCACAATTTTTAAAGAGATGTCTATTATCAATTATGGACCAGGATTATCCAGAATGGGAGATAATTGTCGTTCTTGATGGACCTGATGAGGAAGCGGGAAAAATTGTTGAGGAATTTGTTAATAGACAATATAGAGAGGGTGGAAAGGCAAGCCATAAAAGCCCAAGAATAAGGTGTTATGAAAGACCTCATAAGGGAGCGCCAGCAGCAAGGAATTTTGGGGCAGAAATGACAACTGGTGATTATTTAGTGCTCTTTGACAGCGATTGTTCATTATATCCAGGAATACTTAGATTATGGGCAGAAGCATTTGATGACCATCCTGATTGTGATTTTGTATATGGTGGGTATAGGTTCTATTCCCCAAATTTAGAAACTTATCCTTCTATGGAATTTGACCCATATATGCTTGAGGTCAATAACTATATTTCCACGATGTTTCCTATGAAACGGGAAATATATCCTGGTCAAACAGAAAGTTTGAAATCCCTACAGGATTGGGATATGTGGCTTAAAATTGTTAAGGATAATGGACGCAAAGGATATTATTTAGGCGAAGTTTGTTTTATAACAGAAGTTCCAGAAATGGGACGGATTACGATGGACTCACATAAAAGTTGGTTGGAAAGGACTAAAGAAGTTAAGAAACTTCATAATATTTCCGATAAACCAATTTGCGTGAGTTCATTAGGTTTACCTTATCAAGCGATACAACGGGCTAAAATTCTTGATGCAGATTTCAAGAATGAATTATTAATGACCAAACCTCACGATTATAAATTGCTTTATATGTTTGGATTTTATCCAATGGCTGCTCCTACTCACGCAGAGATATTAAAAACAGCATTTAAGTCTAAAGGGTGTAAACGGGCAATACAATGGGTGGGAACAGATGTCTTTCAGTTACGTGGTTTACCGTGGGAAGTTCACAGAGAGTTGATGGAAGAGTTAAAAAAGATTGATTACCATTTCTGTAATTCTGAATGGTTGCAAGAAGAATTAGAACAAATGGGTATAAAGGCAGAAGTAAATTATTGTCCAATATATCAGCCAGAGAGATTTCAGGTTAAGCCATTGCCAGAAAAGTTTACCGTCGGAGTTTATCACTCAGAAACCAATAGAATGCACAACGAACAATTCTTGCTTGATGTTGCGAGGGCAATGCCTGATGTTGAGTTTAAGTTCTTTGGTCCAAGAAAAAAAGAACCCAGAGTCAAGAATATAGAAATATTGGGTTGGCAGAAAGATATAACTAAAGTTATTGAGCAGTGTTCTGTGAATTTAAGAGTAACCGTCCACGACGGATTTCCGCATACGCCCATTCATTTTATGTTAATGGGCAGGAAAGTTATTACTAATGTAAAGATGCCGTATGCTGACTACATAAATTTAATACCCTCATCGAGAAATTATATTAATGCTAAAGCAGATATAATTCAGTTCATAAGGAAAGTTAAGAATGAGAAACCGTGGACTCCAAAGTTTCAGGAAGAAGTTAGGGGATATTATCTTAACTTGTGTGATGGGGAAAAATTCAAGAGGCGAGTATATAGATGCCTAAAATAAGTTTTGTAATGCCAACATATCAAAAGGTGCAATTTATTGCGCAAGCAATAGATTCTGTGCGTAAACAAACACTACAAGATTGGGAACTTATTGTAGTTGATGATTGTTCTACTGACAGCACACAGGAGTTATTAAAGTATTATAGAGAACTTGATGACAGAATTATACCGCTTTACAGACAAAAAAATTATGGGATAGATGCGACGAGGAATTTGGGAACTGCCAGAGCGTCAGCAAAAATCATCTGTGTTCTGGATGCAGATGACTGGGCTGATAAACACAGGGCAAGAATAACTTATGACCATTTTAGGAAACATCCAGATACAAGTGTATTTTACGGTGCATTTATGACCGCTGAACCAAATGGTCAGACTATTAATTTAGTTAATGCCACGCCATTGACAGAGAACAAATTGAAAAAAACTGGTGGCTTTTTTGAAATCTGTCATTCAGTAGTTGCTTATCCTAAAGAAGTATGGAAAAAATATCCTTACGACGGTGGGGGCGATTGGGAATTTTACAGGCGTATTTATAAAGACGGCGGAATATTCAGGTGTACAGAGAAAATTTTGGGGGCATACAGATGTGGAGAAAGTGTTGGCAAAGGTGATACCTGTTTATAATATGGGGGCTTATATTTCCCAGACTTTAGATTCTTTAGTAAAGCAGACGTTAAAAGAAATAGAGATAATTGTTGTGGATGATGGCTCTACTGACCATCTTATTGATTTAGTTACCTATTATACTAAAAATGACAACAGAATAGTCTACAGGTCTTTTGCTAACAGGGGTGGAGCGGCACGAGCAAGAAATTATGGCATTAGAGAAGCAATGGCGCCGATTATATGTGTTTGCGATGCTGGTGATGTTTATACTAAATGGCGGGCAGAAATTGTCAATGAATATTTTAGAAAGCATAAGAAGGTTGGGGTTCTTTGTTGTGCGGTAGGATATAATGCGGATGAATGGGTTGACCCTGTAATGCCTCGCAAATACACCGCAAAACAAGGCGAAAAGTTAATGTTTGAGCATCCTGGTGTGGCTTATAGACGAGAGTTGGCAATTAAATATCCGTATAGAGAAGATAACATAGATACAGATCAGTATGATGCGTTCTTTTTCAATTTAGGCAAGAATGGCGTGAAGTTTGGCGTGAGCGATAAAATTGTTTGTTGGAAAACAACCTTATGGGGATATAAATATGGTAGGGACTTAAACAAATCCCGATTAAACAGGATAAAGATATATAAGGAATTTGATAAACCTATTCCAGATTGGTTGAAAGAGTTTGAGAAAAATTATAATGAAGCCAAAAATTAGTTTTGTTATCCCCGTGCATAATGGCGTTCCATTTATGGCACGGACAATAGATACTTTAAGAGCCCAGACGCTTAAAGACATTGAAATTATCGTTGTGGATGATGGCTCGTCTGATGGACTTTATGAGTTGATGAAGTATTATACTAACATTGACAATAGAATACGATACTTTTGGCTTACAGATAATAAAGGTGCTGCTCGGTGTAGAAACTATGGGAACAAGAAAGCACAGGCAGATATTATTTGTGTTACTGATTGCGGTGATGCTTACCCAAAAGATAAAGCGAGATTAGTTTATAACTACTTTAAGAAACATCCCGATATTGATGTATTTTCAACAGGAGTAACTTGTACAGACCATTTTGGTAATGAGGTTTATACGCAAACATCAAAACCTTTCACGGGTAAAAAAGGAGAAAAGCCCAGCATAAGTCATCCAACGGCAGCATATAGAAAATGGATTGCATTGAAATGGCCTTATAGGGAAACAAGTAAAGCAACAGACCAGTATGAGGCTTTTTTTCTCACGCTTGCCAGAAACGGAATTAAATTCGGTGCAACAAATAAAATATATTTAAGAAAGTTGCAGATGGATGGATATAAACATTATAGGGATTTAGCGGAGGCAAGGCGTGTTAAGAAAAAAAATTATGAAGAGTTTGAAATACCTGTACCTCCTTATTTACAGGGCTATTAAGTTACGAAACAGAGAAGCTCTTTGGAAAATAAACAAGGACTATCCGTTTCCATCACCAACCACGGGGGATATGGTTGGACCAAGTAGGCGTACTAGAATTAAGTTGGTGGAGGATGAAATATTCCCAGGGGCGGTGGTTTTGGATGCGGGTTGCAACGTAGGCGATATAGCAGCATACTTGATAACAAAGGGTTGTATTGTTTATGGTGTTGACATTAATCCAAGTTTCGTAGAGATAGCAAAAAGCAAGGGGGTGTTTGCGACTGTCTGCCCAATTGAAAAAATTACTTATCCTGACAACTTTTTTGACGCTTGTTTTATTTCTGAAGTTTTAGAGCATCTTTATAATCCCGAAGAAGGTGTAGCTCAACTTCATAGAGTTCTGAAACCTGGCGGGAAATTGGTCGGCACGGTGCCGTCGCCTGATAGTAAATTCTCTTTTCACAGCAGACACATATGGGTTTGGCATCAACATAATTTTACAACAGTAAGTTTACGGAATTTGTTAGAAAAATATTTTAAGCCTAAAAATATATCAATTAAGAAACGTAAGGCACGAGAGGATGAATCTCGATTATTCTTTAAAGGGGTAAAGAATGCCTGAATATAAATCAGAGGAAGAGGCTATCAAGCAACACCGTATGTATGATTATGATACTGACTTTGAGGGAAAATATGAACTGGGTAGCACAAATTATTTTCTCTATCGTGCTGTCGAAGACGTTATTCCCACAGACGCAATTATTTTAGATGTCGGTTGCAATTCAGGTGTGATTGGCAGGCTCCTAATGCAAAGCAAGAATATTGTTTGTTATGGAATTGATGTTTGTCCTGACCTTGTTCTTAGAGCAATTATGAAAGGTATATTGGCGAAAATCGGAAAAGCCGAGTGTCTGCCCTGGCGAGATAATTATTTTGATGCTGTAGTTTTAATGGAAATTCTTGAACACGTTTATAATCCAGAGAAAGTTCTGAATGAAGCAGTAAGAGTTACGAAGAAAGGCGGTATTGTTACAGGGTCTGTCCCCCACCCTAGAGGACAGGCGGGAGCAAAAGGATATTTAAGGCATAAATATCACGCAAGGGTCTTTGATAAGAAATCATTGAAAAAGTTACTCAAAAGTAAATTAAAAGAAATAGAGATAAAAAATATTCATACTGACCCAGATATAACTGGACTACCAAACTGGATGTGGTTTAAGGGGATAAAGTGTTAATTAATATTGTTTGTGACCTCACCAGAGGAGAGGATTGGAGTTACAACAGGTTTGCCCGTGCCATTGAAGAAAGAATCGATAATGTAAAAGTATCAAGAGAACCTATATCTGGGGCAGACATAGTACATTTCATTCCCTATACTGATGTAGCAAGGGGGACTAAGGCCAAATATAAAATTGCCTGGATGAGTCAATTTCAATACTGGTCAGAAGAACTGCGGGATGCAATAGAATCCCTTGACACAGCAATCTTTGAAAATAAAAGTTTGTACGAAGAAGCAATAAGTTATGGTATTGAAAAATCTAAATTGGCAGTAATAACACCACCCGTAGATATAGATAAATTTAAACCCTGTATTAAAATTGGGGTGGCTGCACATTTGAGAAGGACTAATGTTCTATCTTGGCCAATTTTTCTTAAAGGTGAAAAGGAATTACTTAAACTATTTAAAATGTCAAAGTGGGCAGGTTTTAAATTTATCTTTGCTGGTAGAGGGTGGAGAGAACTCTGCGAGAAAGAGTATAAAAAGACAGGTGTGGATGTAGAGTTTTTAGGTGAGCGACCATATAATTCAATGCCTGAATTTTATAACAACATAGATTATTTACTAATGCCATCAAGATTTGAGGCTGGTCCAACGTGTATTTTGGAAGCGTTAGCGTGCAATGTACCAGTAATCTCAACAAAGACAGGGTTTGCGCCTGAATTTAATGTAACAATTTATGAGAACGTGGAAGAGTTGGCTAACATATTAAACGATATAAAAGCCCATTCTGATTTATTAAGAAAACAGGTTGAGCATTTAACTTATGATAGGTGGGCAGAAGAACACAAAAAAATATATAGGGGGCTTAAATGTTATTAAGAAAGCCAAGAATATTGATGATACCGACACTCAATGCTGGGTGCGTTTATTACAGAATGGAATGTTTTGTAAGAGAAATGCGTAATCTCGGCTATGAAGTTGCCTATAGTTATTTTCCACCCGATTATTATGGTACTTCTAAATGGGAGCAGGAATTGTCAGAGGGTACAATACAAGAATTTGAAAACTTAATGAAGATTGCTGACATAGTGGTCTTTCAAATGTTGCATACTCCACAGGCAGTATCATTGGTGTGTGGAATAAAAGATGTCTTCAAGAAACCCGTGTTGGCAGAATACGATGATGACATTTTTGCAGTTAGTTATGAAAATCCATCTTACAGACTCACACAACCAGGTGGGGATGCAGAATGGTTTAATAAAGAACAATTAAAAGATTCTGATGGTGTAATTGTTTCTACAAACCACCTGAAAAAAAGGTATAGTCCTTTGAATAAAGAAGTCCACGTTATTCCCAATGCAATAGACTTTAATTTATGGGATAATCCAAAAAAGCGTAGAGAACATAAAAGAATACGAATAGGGTGGGTTGGCGGAGCGGGTCATTCAGGAGATTTAAGATTAATAAAAGATGTAGTGTATAGAATATTGGATAGACACAAAAACGTTGAATTTTATTTCCATATGGGTGGATTACCGAAACAATGGATGGTGGGAAGACCACGATTACACGCATTTCATAAATGGGTCTCTATTGATAAGTACCCACAAAAGTTTGCTAAATATAATTTTGACATCGGCATCGCCCCATTAAGAGATACAGAGTTCAATAGAGCAAAAAGCAATCTGAGATTTCTTGAGTTTTCTGCATTAAAGATTCCAACAGTATGTTCACGAATGGAAACATATGAACACGATATTAAACACGGGAAGAACGGGTTTTTAGCCACGGAACCAGAAGAATGGTATGAATATTTAGATTATTTGGTTAGAAATGAAACTGCAAGAAAAAAGATGGGTGAGCGGGCATATAGATATGTAAGGAAGAAGTATAATACCCGACGAATAGCAAAGAAATATATTAAAACTTTGAGGCGATTCTTATGAAAATAGTGGTCACAGGCGGCGCAGGTTTTATCGGTTCACACTTTTGTAAATACATACAGAAACATCATCCGAGTTGGCAAATTATAGTTATAGATGTGTTGACTTATGCAGGACGTCTACATAATTTGACAGGAGTAAAATATAAGTTTCATTACATATCAGTCTATGATGAAGCAAGATTAGCCCCAGTGATTGAAGATGCAGATTATGTAGTAAACTTTGCGGCAGAAACTCACGTTGATAATTCTATTACAAACGCAAGACCATTTTTGGAAACAAATGTAATAGGTGTTAAGGCTCTTTTAAATGCCTGTCGCAAGGCGAAAAATTTAAAGAAGATAGTTCATATGTCAACAGATGAAGTATATGGTTCAAGAGAAAGATTTATATATGATAACTTGAAAAGACGAAGTTTAAATACTAATTTCGGAGCGAAAGAAACAGAGATGCTAAAACCAGGAAATCCTTATTCTGCCTCTAAAGCGGCAGGGGATATGCTTTGCTTGGCTTATATGAATACTTTTCAATTGCCAATAACGATAGTTAGGTCAGTGAACAATTATGGTACCCATCAGTATCCAGAGAAGTTTATTCCTGTAACAATACAGCGTATATTAAAAAATAAGCCTGCTGTGGTTTATGATACAGGGAAAGAAGAAAGAGATTGGTTATATGTAGAGGATTGTTGTCAAGCGATAGATTTAGTGTTGCGAAAAGGCAATATTCACGAAATATATAATATTGGAGCACATCAGCATAAAACCAATAAGGATATAGTGAAGAGAATTTTTAAGATTCTTGGTAAAAAGGAAAAGATTGCTTACAAGAAAAATGCACGACCAGGGCACGATAAATGTTATGCAGTAGATGATACAAGAATACGAGCTCTGGGTTGGTGGAATAGACATCATTTTGAAGATACATTCCCAGAAGTAGTGAAGTGGTATAAAAAGTAACGATTAAGTAACGATATATAAAAATTACAGGGGGCTAAAAGTAGCCCCTTTTTTATTTGGGAGGAGAAAATGACTTGGGCAGATATTTTAGCAGAGATAAAAGATGCGGCAAATGAAGCATCGTCAAGTGGTAGATTTACCGATGCACAATATTTGAGAAAAACAAATATGATAATGAGGGAGATAGTAAGTGAAACGGAATGTTTGCAGAGTTCTACTACGGCCACTACTGTAGATGACCAGTTGGAGTATGCTAAAGCAGATGATACAGTAAAGGTTAAATCTGTATGGGCTAAAGATGCGAGTGATGATGATTATTCTCAGTTAATTCCAACTTCTATGGAGACACTATCTAACTGGGCAGCAAGAGGAATTATAGATGATCCCTGGATGGATGAAACTGCAGATAAACCAACGCATTGGTATAACAGGGGAGTAAACATTGGTGTGTATCCTAAATTCAACGCAGCGGTTACTGCTGGATTGAAGTTTTATTATGAGGAGCAACCCACAGAAATGACTGCTACTACTGATGTACCATTCAATGGTGATAAGTATTTATACAACTATCATCGTGTTATTGTATATGGTGTACTTGCTAACATAGCACCAACGCTGGGGTTAAACACAAAGTATTGGTCGGATAAATATGAAGCAGGTAAGGCAGGAATGAAAAATAAGTTAGACACAGACGATGAAGATATATTGACATTTAGTCTGACAAGGGCAGCAGTACAAGAAGAACCCCGCAATATTGATGATTTTTTTGAGGATTAATTATGGCAACATCACACACTGAAGAAAGTGCTGTAACAACGGCACATACTGAAGAAAGCGCAGTATCTACTACACATACGGAAGAGAGTGCTACTTCAAGTTCACATACAGAGGAGAGCGCAATGTCAACCACACATACAGAGGAATCGGCTGTTTCTACAAGTCATACAGAAGAATCAGCAACGAGCACAACCCACACAGAAGAAAGTGATGTATCAACAGACCACGTAGAAGAAGGATTACATAAGGGCGAATCCATAGGGTTACTTTTATGTTGGACATATTCACAAGATTTAGAAATATAAGGAGGTAAGTTAAATGGCAGACAATGT